AAATGAATGAATTCATTGCACGATTAAAACAACAACCTAGAATTGGCGGAGTACCCCTAAGAGAACAACAAACGATACGGCAATTACAAAATGAAAATCAAACATTAACAACTGCTAATAATGGAGTAAATGAACAAGTACGTCAATTAGCACAACAACTTGCAAATCAAATTGTAGCTGAACAGACTCAAGCGCAAATTTTATCACGTAATGGTAGAACGTATACAAAGTTTGATACAGTTAATGACGTTGTTGCAAATCAAATTGAAACGGTAACTGCAGGAATGTGGAGTGATAATTTAGCAAGTTTAACTACATACTTTACTTCGTCTACTCAAACTACAACACAGCGTCGATATTATGTAGATGTTTATCAAGATACGCCTACTGCAGATGGAGCGGCAACGCAATTTGCATTGGCATTTGGGCATGCATTGGGTAGTGGATCTGATTCGCAAGGTCAACTTAATGATTCCCCGTCAAAGGCAATTTATTCGCAATATCGACAACTTTTATTGAATCCATCAGATACGCGTTTTACAACAGACGGCTCTGGTAGTACGGATTATATTTATGTTGTTAATTTTAAACGTAATCGAATGAAAGAACGATTGGATGCTGGTAATTTTGAAATTCCATTACAACGCGTTGCCTCTCGTGCAACAAATGCAACTGGGTCTGTTACTTTGCATGCAACATCAAGCGTAATTACACTCATCGATGATTCTTCATTAGCATCAGCAAAAATAGGAGATTCTGGAAAAATTTATAATATTGTTTCTGGGTCTGTTAATTCGGGCGTTTATAATCCTGTAGCACCAGTATATTATGGCTTAGCATATCCAGATTATGGTACTTTAATATTAGATGGCAAAATGCTCGATCAGCAACTAGGATTTGCAACAAATACGGGTTCTAGTTCAGAAGGAAATAATCATTTTGTATTATATCATTCGATTTCTGGATCTGGTGTGTTTACCGATCCTACAACTTCAGATCCATATGGATTTATTGCAAGAAATTCTGAAAAAATTACTAGTACACATTATTTTGTAAGAATTAAAAATGCAGAATATAATTTTTCAAATAATCCGTCATATGTTACAGGCAGTGTTGGTCAAATTGCACAACCAACATTTATTGGTGATCCTAAAACATATATTACTACGGTAGGATTATATAATGACAATCAGGAATTATTAGCAGTAGCAAAACTTTCTAAGCCATTATTGAAATCATTTCAACGAGAAGCTCTTATAAGAGTTAAATTAGATTTTTAAAATCAACACTGATTTAAGCCCTGTTATATTTATATTAAATGTAGCAGGGTTTTTACTATATGGCACAATTAAAAATACAAGAACAAGAAGACGCATACAAAGGAGTATATCCATCAGTTTTTAAAAAAATTGATATGTCTGATGTTGCAGTCAATCCTTTCCTTGCATATAAATCGTGGACTATATATTCGGGTAGTGCTACTTCTAGTGCATTGCCGTTACGCGGCTTTTATACTGATGTTAATGTGTTACCAGCTTTGGGTAGCGAGTTAACGTACAATGATGCAAAAAATGCAGACGGTTCTTTGCAAAGCGTAACGTATTTTTCTATAAATCATTTATATTATAAACATAAAGGCGATCCGTCAAAAACTTATGGCCCAACCAATTTAACGAGAACTAAAAAATTTTTATTTCAATCAGCATCTATATTGTCAATACCACAAATACGTATTGGAGAAGGAATTAAGCCAGCATCATTTACATTTACATCATCGGTATCTGGATCATATACTAGTGACAGATATGGAAATATTATCGATGTTGCATTTAATACAAATTCAATTGTTCCTGATGTTAAATGGTATGAAGGATTCAACGAATATTTTGATACATCTAGAATTACATATACATCAGCTGGAGTAACATATGTGCCAGGTATTACAACGACATCGGGTCAACAACGTTCTTTAGGCTTAGCTGCATATTTTTCCGGTGCTGGATATGTTGAATCTTCATTAACTGGTTTATATGATAGAGATCATGATTATGCTATTTCATTTTTTATTAGCGGAACAAATGCTACATCTACCAATCAAATAATTGCAACAAAAGCGGCACAAAGTATAACGCCAACCTATCCATTTCGAATTGAATTGAGTGGTAGCAACCAAATCATATTTACGGCACAGGGGAGTACATCATTTAAAACTTTTATTACATCTTCTACAATTGTAACTTCAAGTTGGACACACGTAGTTTGCCAAAAATCTGGAAGTTCACTTCAAATGTATGTAAATGGTACTTTACAATCATCTGCATCTAGTACATTATTAGGCGTACACAATTCACCACTTACTGCATCTGCTCGTATAGATAATTTAGATACGTTAAAAATTGGTGGTTTTAGCCCCAATAGTTCAAATCTACAAGGATATCTAGATGAAATAAGAATATTTAATATCGCGCTTTCTGGGTCGCAGATAAGTGCGTTATCCAACCGTAATGAAGGCGGCACGGCATTGCAAACTCAATATGTTGGAAATGTATTTGGAAAACATGGTATTGTTGTGTTTTCATCTGCAGACTATCGCATCAATGATTTATTAAAAACGCCATTTACTGCATCATATCGAAGTTCAGTAACTGTTAATGAATTAAATGTAGTTACGAAATTAGATGCTGGAGATTTTAATATGTCTACTAACATAACATTAACTGCAGATGATGATTCAACATATCGGCCATTTGTTTCTAGTAGTACATTTTCTCCATATATTACAACTATAGGTTTATATAATGATGCTGGACAAATGTTAGCAATTGCTAAATTAGCACAGCCTATACGTAATCGAAGTGATGTAGATATGAATTTTTTAATACGTTTAGATTTAGATGCAAACATCTTACCTAAAGGATAATATGATACGATTAAAAACATTGTTACGAGAAATGAATGAAGATGATCTAAAACGTATTTTAGAAAAGATTCGCAACAAACAATTTAAATTGTTCGGACAAGGAGATAATGGTCGTGTATATGAAATTGCGGGTGAAGATAAATTATTTAAAATAACAACAGAAACGGAAGAATATCGTGTTGCAGAAACAATTGTAGGTCGAACTACAGAATTTACAACGTTTATTCCGGTATATTATGTTGATGGTCGTAACATGTACATAATGGCAAAAGCAACGGAATTATCAGAAAAACAAAGCGGAATTGTTGAACAATTCATTGCAAGTTATAAAACATATGCACGAGAACAAGGCGGCGAAGTTTCTATATTTGATTATTTAGACGCTGACGGGGGACGTGATATTGATGTGCAACTAGTTAATTTTTTACGAGCATTGCAACGAGACATACAAAAAACAGGAATTTCTGATTTAGATTTGGATTTGGATTTTAAAACTGATAACGTTATGATTTGGAATAACAAATTAGTAATGATTGATTGGTAATTATAAAAAAGGTAACAGATGAGTAATCGAATAGAAGATGCTATACGAAAATTAATAATGAAACGACGCCAACAAGATGCGTTGTTAGAAAATATTATTAAACATGCATTAGTGTCACTGCCACAACAAAACAAAATAACAGCTAAACCTAAATCCGGTGCAATTTTAGAACACATTATCAAGAAAACGCTATTAACAGAAGGTGTGGCTAAAATAGTAAGAACTAAGAAAGAAGATTTTGAATTGGCAAAAAAATGTGGTGCAGACCATGTATTTGCAGTTGTTACGAAACAATTACCAGAATCGAGATTATCTGCGGCTATAGCAGCAGCATGTAATGCATCAGGAGGCGACCCGGAAAGTAAAAAAGAAGATGTTGGACCAGCTGGTAAATATGCATCGGCACCAGATATTTATTATGTTGATAATTTAGATAACCCGGATGCGGTGGTGCCACCAATATCTGCATATTACTATCTATATGGAAATGTCAAACAACTAGGTAAACGATATCGGGTTACTGTACTTGTAATGAATACGAAAAACGCAGTGCTTAAATATATGGAAACCCACCAAGGATCTAATCAAGGTGACCAATCGATAACCGAAGGTGGATCCATTCGGGTAGGAAATGCAACTGTTAGGAGTATGAAAACGATGCTACAGTTAATAGAAGATAAAATCAAGAATGCTGATCCGAACTGGTATCTAAAAAATAACCAAGAAATTCTATATCCTCCACAAGCTTGGTATGATTTTGCAAAAAGTGAGTTTCCTGGTGTTGCCGTTTCATTTACAAATGAACCGGCAGAGCAAGAAGAAACCGATAATGTACAAGATGATATACAAGAAGTTACTAATAAAAAAGTTGGTGCTTCTACTTTTACTGGAACATGGAATAATACAAAGGGGCATCCAATTGCTGGTCAAATGACAACTCCGCACCCAGATGGAGTAATTGTTAAGGATGGAACATGGACATATGATACAAATTTAGACGAATATTGGTTTTCGCAAGGAACAAAAAAATATCCAAATGGCAGCTATTATAAAGGTACTTTTAATGCAAGTAAATTTCTAGATGGAGAATATTACGAAATTAGTGAACCATATACAGATTCAAATTCGAAAACAGTATACAAAACGACGACGGGATATAAACGAGTCGGAAAAATTGATACTACAAAACAATTTAAAATTTTACAGTTTGATTTAACAACAAAAAAGGAAACCGCATATTACGAAGGAACTGTTGATGAAAATGTAAAACCAAATAACGGAACGGTGTGGGAAAATTCTACAAAAACAACCGAATCGGGTAAATATATTAATGGCGAATTTAAACAAGCAGAAACTAAATGATATCACTAAAACATTTACTTGCAGAACAAACTACAGCTACAATATATTGTAAACGAGATGTATTATCTCAAGCTGAATTTTCTGCTGATAAATGGAGCGCAATTGGAATAATGTCTAAAAGAAATATTGCTGGTACTAATACGCCATCGCAGCACTCTATAGGCAATGCAATCGATTGGCACGGAAAAAAAGGCCCAGGTGATCCAGTTATGCAAAAATTAGCAGATTATTTAGTTAGCAATGCATCTAAATATAACATCGTTAATGTAATTTATAATAGAAAAATATGGAATTCCCCAAAAGGGTGGCACGTATATAACGGCCGAAGTCCTCATACGGATCACGTACATGTCGATTTTAAACAAGACATATTATCCAATAAAAACAAAAACAATCAAAAAAATAATGATCAACTTCAACGTGCAATTTGGATTATTTATAACACGCTAACACGATATCCAGATCGTCATTTCAAACAATTTAAAACTCTGTTTAATGATGATGAAATCAAAGCATCTTCATATTTTAGTAAACGATATACAGATAAAATCAATGAACCAATATTAAAAAAAATTGAATTATCATGTTCATTAGAAGATCGTTTAAATATTGAAAATATACGTACGGCGTGTAAAAAACTTTATTTTTTAATTAAAGATGGTAAAAATGATAAAATACCAATTGAATTTTACAAATGGAATAAAACAACAAACCGATATAAATTAACCGTTCAAAATATTAAATGGGATTACATGTAATTAAGTTATGAAAAAAAATCATTGGCATTCGGGTAGCAACACGAAACGAGCAAACGCTCTTAAACACGGTTATAAATCTGGATTAGAATTAACTATATCAGAACAAATTAAACAAACGGAATACGAATTGCGTTATGAAACTGAAACATTGAATTATGTAGTTCCAGAACGCAAAGCAAAATATACTCCGGATTTTGTGTTTATGAAACGCAATGGTGGCACAATGTATATTGAAACAAAAGGCCGTTGGACTACTGCAGATCGCACTAAGATGAAACATGTATTACAATCAAATCCTGGAATTGACATACGAATGGTGTTTCAAAATCCTAATCAAAAATTATCAAAAACATCTCCAACTACGTATGAAACGTTTGCGCGCAAGCTAGGTATTATGCACGTTGCAAAAAAAGATATACCTGCAGAATGGTTTGCTGAATGCGTAAAACCAGGTGAAGAACCAGCAGACCCGAAACGTTTTTTTAAGTAAGGTTTGTTTTGTGAATTATTTTTAATATATTCATGAAGATTAATGAAAGTTATTTAATTAATAGATTGAAGAATTTATTGATTCAATCGTTAAGCCAGTAATGAAATGTATGTGCTTAACATTATAATATAATTAATTATTAATTGGATTCCTTACAGTTTTTTATTATATTATAATTGTGAAGAATATTAAACTGTTACAATTATTAGAATCAGTTCTAGGTAAAGG